AAAATAATGTTACCTATCATTGCATCACTACTTGGCACTCTCGCTGAAAACGGGTTGGGGCTGCTATCCAGCGCCATTCAAGCCAAAGGCAAGGAGGTCGTTGAGAACACGCTTGGCGTGAAGATTCCTGACAACCCAACCGCAGAAGACGTCGCCAAGCTGCGCCAGCTTCAGTTTGACCACGAAGAAAAACTCATTGAACTGGGCATTGAAAAAGCCAAGCTAGAGTTGGCTGAAATGGAAATGTTTGCCAAAGCTGCGCAGAGTGATGCGGATAACGTCACAGACCGCTGGCAAGCCGACATGAGCAGCGATAGCTGGTTGTCCAAGAATATCCGGCCTATGTCACTGATTGCCATCTTCTGCGGGTATTTCTTGTTTGCCATGATGTCGGCGTTTGGTTTAAATGCCAATGAATCCTATGTTTCCTTGCTTGGACAGTGGGGAATGCTTATCATGGGTGCATACTTCGGTGGCAGAACCATTGAAAAGCTGGCTGAACTGAAAGGCAAAAAATGAAGGCAAAACTAACTTTTTTTGTAACGCTGATGGTCAGCTTCACTTTGTGCGTTGTCATCATCAGCATGGTTGGCGTTTTAATGATGGGCTTGTTTGACGAAAAAGTGGACAACGCTGAAATCTTCAAACTGATTAGCCCGGCATTTCAAACCATTGTGGGCGGGTTTATTGGGTTGTTGGCTGGCGTGAAACTGTCCCATGATGAGGAAGAAAAATGAGCTTAAGCACCGAACAAGCCGCATTCTTGCTGGATGCTTGCAAACTCATCACCTATGCCACGGAGCAAGGTTTTGTGGTCACAGGCGGCGAACTTGCCCGCACACCTGAACAGCAAGCAATTTACTTCAAGACAGGTCGCTCCAAGACCATGAACTCTATCCATTTAAAAAGATGTGCTATTGACTTGAACTTTTTTCAAAACGGAAGTATAATCTGGGACAAGGCAACCATTGCCCCGTTAGGGGCTTATTGGGAGTCTTTGAACCTCAAGAATAGATGGGGTGGAAACTTCAAATCATTGGTAGATTGCCCGCATTTTGAAAGGAATGTGTGATGCCTCAGGCAATGACCTTTACGTCCCTAAAAGACGACGTTCGTAGTTACTTGGAACGTGGCGCTTCTGCCGCCACTGACCCACTTGTTTACGCACAGATTCCTAAACTCATCAACCTTGCTGAGCGCCGCATTGCTCGCGACTTAAAAGTTCAAGGTTTTCAAACTGTTGTCTCCTCCACCATGCAAGCCAATGTGGCGGTGATACCTAAACCCGACCGTTGGCGCGAAACAATTTCTATCAACATAGGTACCGGTGCAACCAACAATGTGCGGACGGAGGTGTTTGGCAGATCGTATGAATATTGCAGAGCGTATTGGCCTAATCAAACAGAAACAGAAACTCCTGTTTTTTACGCTGATTACGACTACAGGCACTGGCTCTTTGCGCCTACTCCTGACTTTGCATACCCAATGGAAATTGTGTACTACGAACTTCCTGCCCTACTTGATGACAGCACACAGACTAATTGGCTTACAGAGTTTGCGCCTAACTTGCTGCTATACGGCACTTTACTTGAAGCTACACCTTATCTAAAGAATGATGAGCGTATTGCTACTTGGATGAATTTCTATCAAATGGCAGCGTCGTCTATGAGTCAAGAAGATGATAAGAAAATTATTGACCGCGGCAGCGCAAGACAAGAGGTATAACCATGACTGTTTACACCAACATTTTTGGCGGGAGTAACATTGCACCCGCTGACTTTTCTTACTCAGCTGTCACCCTAACTGACGCCATCACTTATTTTAGTTGGCCCGTTGAGGCGTCAACAGGTACCAATTTGCTTGCTGGTATCATGGATGTATCGGCAAGTTCTGCAAGCCGACAACTCTGGTTGCCCTCTGCCATGGAGGTGTCCACAGGCACAGCCATGCTGTTCAACAACACAGGTGCTTACGCCTACACCGTACATGATTCCACAGGCACGCAGTTGTTGAGTAGTGCAGTTGGCACCACATACCAATTGTATTTGACGGACAACTCAACACCTCAAGGCACATGGCGCGCATTTCAATATGGTGCTGCTGTTTCAACAGCCAACGCCTCCTCCCTTGCAGGCACAGGTATTGTGGCTCTTGGCTCTGTGCTGTCGCAGTCAATGCCGGTTATCAGTTTTTCAACCAACATTGCAATCACCACAGACGCACGTGCAGACACATATTTGTGGACAGGTGGTATTGGCACTATAACCTTGCCCCTTGCCTCAAGTGCTGCTGACAACTGGTTTGTTCAAATTAAAAATGCCGGCACCGGCACATTGACCATCACCCCTGTGGGTGCCAACACCATTGATCTTGCATCAACTCTGGTTTTACAACCTCTTGACTCTGCTATTATTCTTACCGACGGTACCAACTACTATTCATTGGGGTATGGGCAATCGGCGCTTTTTGCATTTGATTACATAACAATAAGTGTGGCAGGAGCAGGCAACTACACCTTGTCTGGCTCAGAGTTGAACCGTGTTGCTTACAACTTTACGGGTGTGTTAACGGGCAACAGAAATGTTGTTGTGCCTAATACCATTCAACAGTACTGGGTGACCAACAATGCAACAGGCGCCTTTACTCTTACTATTAAAACCGCGTCTTTGTCGGGCAAACAGTTAACGCCGGTGCTTCATCCATTTTGTACTGCAACGGCTCACAAGTGGTGGATGCAGATACTGGAGGTATTACGTTGCCGCTGCCTATTGCGCAAGGCGGCACAGGTGCTGTAACTGCCCCCGCCGCTGTTGTCGCCCTTGGACTTAACCCAGTAGATGGTGGTAGCTTCTAATGGCAACTAGTCCTATTGTCATCAAATCCCTTGCAGGCATTAAGCGTGATGGCACGCGGTTTGAAGGTGATTATTACGTTGACGGTCAATGGGTGCGGTTTCAGCGCGGGTTGCCAAGAAAGATATTTGGGTATCAAAACGTAACTGACTACTTGGCTGAAGTTTGCAGGGGCTTGAAAACATTTACAGAAAATGGTACTACCTACGTACATATGGGAAGTGCTTCTTATGTGCAATTGGTCACATTGAATGAGGCGGCAAGTGCAAGTGGCGTGCAAGATAGGACACCTCTTACGCTTACTCAAAATGACAACAACCTTTGGCAGTTTGACGTTCTGTATGACTCAATCAGCTTGGTGCCAAGCAACAAAATTGTTGCTCAAGTAGCACCCAACGCCGGTTCTTTGTCCAACACCACAGATGCCCAAATTTTCTACGGTGATCTGCGTACCACAGACCGACTAACTCCACTTACACTGCCTGCAGGAGTAGACGGCTCAGGCGGGGTTTGCGTGTTACACCCATACCTGACTATTTTTGGAAAAGATGGCTCAATTGGTTGGTCAGTCCCAGGTAATCCTGCAGATTTAACTAGCACAGGGTCAGGAAACGCCCGTATCGCTGCACAAAAGCTGGTAAGAGGGTTACCCCTAAGGGGCGGCCCTGGAAATGCCCCAGCGGGCCTCTACTGGTCGTTGGATGCAGTGGTTAGAGCATCGTATGTAGGCAGCACACAGATATTTCAGTTTGACACTATCAGTTCAAACAGTTCTATTCTGTCCGCTGCTTCTGTCATTGAGCATGACGGTGTGTACTACTGGTGCGGTACTGACCGATTTATTTTCTTCAATGGTGTTGTCCGCGACCTGCCCAACAACATGAACATCAACTGGTTCTTTGATGGCTTGAATCGCGAAGCAGCACAGCGGGTGTTTGCTTTTAAAGTGCCCCGGTTTGGCGAAATTTGGTGGTGCTACCCAAGAGGTTCTGCAACAGAATGTACGCATGCCGTTATTTACAACGTGCGTGAAAACATTTGGTATGATACTGAGTTGCCTAACGATGGGCGGTCAGCAGGAGAGTTTGCAACCACTTTTGGTGCACCCTTTTTAACGGGCGTCCTGCTCAACACCTCACGCATAGCACCTGGGCAAAGAACAACGCAAACAGGCGCTGTGCGCACCACACAAAGTGGTGACATTCGTATCACCTGGGCTGGCAATAGCTACAAGCTGTGGCGGCATGAGGTGGGGGTGAATGAGGTAGATATTAGTGAAATTAACGCAATCGAATCGTATTTTGAAACCGCTGACATGAGTGCCTTGGTTACACAAAACCATGAAAAATCATTGCGTTGCACCATGATTGAGCCAGACTTTGTGCAAGTGGGCAATATGTCTGTTGCCATTCACGGTCGGGCAAATGCAAGGTCGGTGGAAGTGGAAACAGAACCGCACGTGTTTCCAGACAGCGCCACAACACCGTATGAGCAAGTAGTGTTTTTCAAGGATATTAGGCGTGAAATGCGTTTCAGGTTCATGTCCAATACCATCAATGGCGACTATCAGATGGGGCAAGTAATTGCGCATTTGGAAGAGGCCGATGGCACAGTGCTTGGGGGTGTCACTTGATTACGTTGCCCGTTATAATCGAGTTACGAGATTGGGCAGATCAGTTGTCGTTGGACTTGGCTGAATACGCGCCTATTCCAAGGCTTGATGATGAGAGTAAGTGGCAGGAGTGGGGCGTTGCTTTTTGCGCCCTTTCTGGCATCAGTCAAAAGAATCCACCTAACCCGTTAGCTTTTGATGACTGGCGGGAATGGGCAAGTAGATTTGTGCAAGCAGTAGGATAAGGTGCAATAGTATGGAACTAGTAGACAGTAAACAAAAAATGCTGACAGTAGGTCAGATCCTTGAGATCGACTCTGCAAACGCAGCACAGCAAGTGCCTTTTCAAATTGTAAAAGCGGCGTATGCAAAGATGATGACCTACCCAGGCGCACATGCCTTGAAATACGGCAACACATCTTTTGTTGCAATGGTTTCTCAAAAAACACCAACTGCAGCAATTGTGTATACAGCAAATGCTGACACTGCACCTAATGTGCCTATCAACGCAATGCAACTTTTTGATGACTTGCAAAATGACGGTATTACAACTGTTCGCATGAAGCTGGATGAGCCTGAAACTATTGCTGCATTGCAACAACTTTCGCAAAAGTATAGCATTCAAATGCAGCAAGACCAGCAAAATTCGTACAACGCAACAATTACACTAGGCGCCCCACAAGCACCTGGATTGGCAATGGGAGCATAATATGAGTTTCTTTGGGTCTGTAATAAATACATTTGTACCAGGTGCTGGTGACAAGTTTGATAATGCTGTGAACGATGTGGGAAATTTTGTTAATGACAAAATTATTGAGCCTATAAAACAAGACCCGGTACGATTTATTGTCATTGCAGCAGCATACACATACGGGATACCGGGGCTAGAGTTTGCAGGGGCAGGGACGGCAACAGCTACAGGCATAGCTGCGGGCACTTACTCGTTGGCGCAGGGCAAAAGCTTTGATGCGGCTGTCAAAGACGGGCTTACAACAGCTGCGTTTACAG